TCATTCTATTGGCGTTTTCCTGCGCAGTTATTATCAAAACGCAGTTCATGTCTCTAGCTAACTTTTCGAGCTTAACCATCATCTCCTCAAACTCACCCCAACGAGGTTTGCCCTTACCGTTTCCGCGTGTAAACATAGACTGTATAGTGTCTATTATGAGGACATCAGGTATTCTGTCTGGATGGCCTATTAAATCTCTTAACCAAAATTCCAAGTCTTCAAAATAAGGAGTATCTGGATCATGGCGCACCATTAATCTGTCTCCCCACTGCTCCAGTTTAGATTTAAAAGTTTTTATATAAGAAGACTTTTCTTGATCGGACCATTTCTCTGCTTCAGAGTAAACATTTTTTCCTATTATCTGTGTCATAAGAATTCTTTCCCAGTGACCAATTGCTTCCTCAAAATTAACATACAAAACCCTATACCCTGTATCTAGCCAATGGTTCGCTAGACACTTTGCAAACGTGCTTTTTCCCTTACCAGATGGTGCTATAACTGCATGCACAGCGCCCTTGAAGAAGCCGCCATCCTCAGTATAGCCCATCGCTTTATTTAAAGACTTAAACTGCGTTGGCATAAAGCTAGGTATATCCAATAGGTCATCTGCCCTAGACACAATGTCTAACGCTGTTGTCAACTTGTCAAAGGGATTATATTTAATTGAGCTTTCTAAATCTTTTATTTTAGAAGTCAGTTCTGATACACGTGATATATCGTCTTCTGTTTTTAGACCTTTCTTATTAATTAAGATCTGAAGTTCTTGTAGATAATTTATTTGCTTTCTTTTATTTGCCTTGTGTCGAATCAATTCCAAAACAGACTCTTTACTACCGACATCAAGAGTCATAATATAATCAAGCATTATAGACAGGCCGGTATCCCCACCTAGCGCATTATATATTTCTGTTTCAGACTGTAACCAGGTCTTAAATGCAATGGAGTCAACTACGTCTAACCCAGTTGCCCTATAAAATCCTAAGAATGCTTCATAGAGTTCATGAACACCTTTTTCGCCATGAATTATACCAACTATATCGCTAGATAAATTGTCGTTAAAAAACTCTATTGCACCCTTTTCTTTTAAGCAGAGTGCAAAAGCGTGATATTCAATGGGCGACTTTTCTTCGTCAATGACTTCTTCTAATGTCATTCTTTTTTGAATCCTTTATTTTTTTATACATTTTTTTTCTATACTCTGAATTTCTTTTTTTAGCTTCAGCGTACATTGGATGACTTTTTATGGATTTTTTTCTTTTTTCTACGACTACATGTTCAGTGCTTCTTATCGCATCTAGTATTCTAGCATAGACTGCGTCTTCGGTAAGAAGATCGTTATACCTAAATACAATTAATGATATCCCATTGTCTGAGCAGTACTGAACTTTTTTTTGATCTCTTTTTTGAGCTTCTTCAAAATCATACCTAGAATCAAAAAATCTACTAGTATAATAAAAATGTTGCCTACCATGGTATTCTGCGGCGATCTTATGCTTTGGACAATATACGTCAAACTTTAACCTATCACCTATATGGTATTCGTTGACAATTTCTTCTCCAGGAAGAAGCTTTTTCATAATTAAGGTTAGAGCTGTTTGACCTCTAGACATTTTTTTTCTAGAATTTTTTAACCAAGATAAACCTAAGTAGTTTATTTTTTTATTAACATCACTAATAGGTATATCTAATTCTTTTGCAATCTGGCTTATTGACAGAGATGTGTCAAAGAGTAAGTCTGTTAAAAATTCTATATCATCTTCTTCAAATTTTCTAGACATGTCTCATGCCGAAGTTTGCAGTTGCGGGGCTTTACTTAGGCTTAGAGTTTTTCCAAAATCTAAGATGGACATGTTCAGATCTTGCCAAATTTTGGAAGCTAAAGCCAGCCCAAGAACACCACAGTCCATGATGCAGTAGTCTACTCCACCATCAAACTCTGACAACTGTGCGTATATACTGTCTAATTTTTCGTAATAATTTGTATAAGCTACATTAATTATATGCGTATCGTTACCAAAATGCTTCTGTATTAGCTTTTTATCATGAAAGGTTATTGCAACAGCTGGAGAATTTTTTACATAATAGTTAACAGTTGTATTGTACGCATCTTTGTTATTCATATAGTAGTATTCAAAAACATTTGAGTATAAATAGGTAGCGTTTTTATGTAGCCCTATTTTATAGTGCTTCCCATTTTCTATGTCATTAACCAGACTGTGAGATATTGCCTTCATAACTAAGGGATCTGAATTCTTTAACGAATTAATTACACTCTTAGCGAAGTGTGGAGGAAAGGGATTTTCAGAGTTTCTACTTAATGCAATAATTGCAGACTTTGTAACATTTATGTAAGCAAATTTTTGCTTATTTTCTATAGCTAAAGTTATTTTTTGAAGCGATTCCGCCGGATTAATAAAAGTCATTTCTTCTCCTGTCCTAAATGCCAAATACGCCCCAGTCTATTAAGACTGGGTCTTGATCTATAATAGAATTTATATGATTAATGTTATGAAATTTACCGCCGTCTATCTCTGAATATCTTGAATGTTTATCCAATTTATCTTGATCGTTTATATATCCAAGGTGCTGCATCATGAGGCCAGAATTGAGCCACCAATTTTTGTTACGGACCCAGTCAACAACATATGTAGGCTCCGAACCGCAAGCAAGTTCCCTATTTGCAAAACCTCCGTTTGGGATAAATCTAAATATTCTAGAGCTATTATTCGGCGCCCATAGCTTATCTACTCTGTATTGATGCTTGTTCCACATGTGATAAAATCTAACATTAACTACGTCATTTGGAGACTGTGACAACACATCGCCAATTGGCTGTTCATTTACGTGAAATAGTTTTTCGTCACAATCAATAGCGATAATCCAGTCCCCCACTCGTGCATACTTTTCTAGGTTGCCCCACGCAAAAGCCCTAAGCTTTCCCTCGTGCACGTTAAATAGTCTTTCCGGAGTTTGAAATACCTCTGCGTACTTAGATGCTATTTCTGGAGTTTCATCATCCGAACAATCATCTGTAAATATAATTTTATCAACTTGACTAGACAATCTCTCTAGAACATCAACCAAAAATCTTTTAGACTCATTTCTACCTATCATTTGCGCTATTAACATATACGTATATCCAATTCTATAAATGCTTTGAGGGGGATTGCTCCCCCTCAAAGTCTAACTAATTCGACTAAACAGATAGTCAGCCGATGATCTGCTCTTGGGCCTCTACTGCCGAGATGCGCTCAATCTCAACATCCTTATAAATAAGCTCACCGGCAACTCCTGCTGGACGACGACCTGTGCTCATGGCCATTCTCTCAGCGTCCGTCTTGTTGTTAGCCTTAACAAGAGCGGTTGTTGTTACTGTGAAGTACTTGAACTTATTATCTGACATTTCTAACCTTTCATTAATTAGTTGGATAGTTTACTGCGATATATTCTATCGCATCCTGCATCGATGATGCAAGCTTTGTGGCCATATATTTCAAATAAACTCTATCTTTATTTGAATCGCAGGCGAACACGACTGCTGGCTGATTATTAAATTTAGCCCAGGCTAATTCAAAATCAGTGCCTATATATGGACGATCTTTAATCATATATTCGACAAGTATTATATCGGCACGGCGCTGTAAAAACAAATTCTTTTCGACAATTTCTTCTGGGGTCTCGTATTCTGTATCAACAATATTCATAGGATCCAGTACATCGTAACCACGTAAATGAAGCTCATGGGTGGCAGATTTTCTCCAGCTGCGACCATAGTCTTCTACGCCCTCAATTGCTCCAGACAAAAATACCTTAAGAGGCATGGGATGCTCCTGGCCAAAAATATTCTAAATCACTTGGCTCATCAAAGTATTGAGAGTAATATTCGTAGTCTTTGCGCAATAAATTAGATCTATGGGATCTATGAAACTGCTCATTGCCGAACCACGGCGGCATTACGATGCTGTCCGGTTCAATTTGCTCTAGTTTCATATTATTATTGTAGCCCCTATTAATCCATTCGCATATAGTTATATTTTGATATAGCTTTAGTGCCGATTCATAACCTGTCCACATTAAAGTAACGGGATGATTGCGCCACCCTTTAGTCGGAGTTCGATCCAACAATATATTAAGTACTTGAAATGTTTCAACTCGTTGCTTTCCTAGGCGACGATAATCAAGTACTTCTACAGATTTTTGAAAATCTGCATATGGCAAGAAGGTTTGCACTTTACTCCTTTTCGAATTCAGCCCACGTTTTACTGCCAACGCCAAAATATTCTTTAGCTAATCCTGCCTTGATCAATTCAATATTTAGACATTCAGTCTTATCTTGATTATATATTTCAGCAAGGATTCTGCCGTACTTCTCATTCTTATCTTTGATAGTTTTTAGGTAAACAATATTATTATTGCTAGCTATCCACTGCTCTACGAATTCTTTGGCTGCGAGACCAGCTTTTTTCTCTTCCAGATTACTTGTTCGACTTTCTGGAGTGTTGACACCATAGAAGCGGACTCTGCCAGCATAATGCATACTAAACCCAACGTCAATAAGAACATCTATTGTATCTCCGTCTACTACTCTTTTTACTTCTGCTTTATAAAAAAATAATTCCATTTTAATCTCTTTCTATACCTATTGTATCACATGCTTTTCTGAATATTTCTCTGCTAGTCTGAAATTTTTGATCGGCCTCCCCACCAACTGGTGAAGATTTATGCCAGCTATGACCAATTGAAACGCTGCCATCATAAACTACATTATATCCACGATGGCGAGCAAAATACGAGCACCAAGTTTCCTCATAATAATGAGGTGTTGGGAGGAATGCGCCAGTTGCGGCAGGATACATCTGGCGGTATTGTGGGTCATTCCATAGTGCGTTCCAAACATTTCTACGTATAAAATACGCAGAACCTGAAACTGTTACGCAATTAATTCTATCTTTGTAGAGCTTGTCGTCTGGATCATGTTCACGCCAGCCCCTATGCTTAGGGGCAGTGTTCGTTCCTACGATTC